AGAAAACCATATCGGCATTGACATCAAGGAGGGAAGTATATTTGGCTACTATTCCACTCGTACCCATTTGCAGAACTTTATACAAAGGAAGTATAAGGTTGCTGATTTGGCTTTCTCACAGCTTACTGAGCAATTCATATACGACTTCCAACAATACTTTATGTGGATTTGCGGGTTTCAGGAAAGTACGTTCTATAATGCTGCAACCCATTTGAAAACGGTGTGCAGATTGGCTTATCGTGAAGGATTAGCCGATATTTTATTGTTTGACAAAGTCAAGGTAAGCAAAGGCGACAAGAAACTTCCCAAAGCTCTTGACAGGTGTTCGCTTGACAAACTAATGAACATACAATTTGAAGAGTTGGAGGAAGAAATGGAAACCGCAAGGGACTTGTTTGTCTTTGCCTGCCATACGGGTGCAGCCTATTGTGATTTGATGGAACTAAGTAAGGCACATCTTATGCGTGATGATGAGGGAAGCTTTTGGCTGAAGTTTAACAGGCAGAAGACAGGCGTACTTTGCCGTATCAAGTTGCTACCCGAAGCCATCAGGATAATAGAGAAGTACAAGAGCGATGAAAGGGAAAGTCTATTGCCACAGATGAAATATGCCACCTATCAATCGTATCTTAAAGCATTGCGCCTAAGAGCAGGCATAGCCTTTCCCTTTACCACGCATACGGCAAGACATACCTTTGCCACGCTCATCACATTGGAACAAGGAGTACCAATAGAAACGGTAAGCAAGATGTTGGGGCATAGCAATGTGAGTATGACCGAGCGATATGCAAAGGTTACGCCACAGAAACTATTTGTGGAATTTGAGCGTTTCCTTTCTTTCACGGAGGATATGCAGATGAGTATTTAGCCATAGAATAGAAGCATTAAAACTAAAATCATGATGAGAAGTACATTCAAAACACTGTTTTATATCAACAGACAAAAGACCAAGGCAAATGGTCTGACCTCCATACTCTGCCGTATCACGATAGATGGCAAGAACTCTGTCATTACCACAAACGAAGAATGTAAACCTGCGGAGTGGAATACTAAACAGGGGACGACAACGGACAAGAAAATCAATCTTCGACTGCAATCATTCAGAGAGCAAGTGGAAAAGACCTATCAGGAACTGCTCCTAAAAGACGGAGTGGTAAGTGCTGAACTGCTTAAAAACAGATTGCAAGGCATAGCAACTTCTCCCATCACTTTGTTGGAGCTTAGCAATACAGAACTACAATCGGTAAAGGAAAGTGTGGGCAAGTCTAAGGCAGAAGGTACATACACTAACCTCTGCTATGCTAACAGGATGCTGTGCGAGTTTATAAAGGACTTAGAGGGTAAGGATATAGAAATCCGAAGCATAACGGAGGAACTGTTTGAAGAATACCGCTTCTTTCTTAAAAAGAAAGGATTGAAAGGTTCTTCTATCAACAACTATCTTTGTTGGCTGAGCCGTTTGATGTTCCGTGCAGTAAGTCAGCGCATCATTCGTTATAACCCATTTGAACATGCGGAATATGAAAAGGTGGAAAAGGCAATTCGTTTTCTTAGCAAGAGTGATGTAGCAAACCTGATGGCAATGAAGATGTGTGATAGCGATGCCGAACTTGCAAGGCGGATGTTTATCTTCTCCTGCTTCACAGGTTTAGCTATTGCAGATATGGAACACTTGAAGTTTGGGCATATCAAGAGCGCAGCGGACGGACAGATGTATATAAGAAAGGAGCGTCAGAAGACCAAGGTGGAGTTTATTGTGCCGTTACACCCCATTGCCAAGACGATTATCAAGCAACAAAGGCAACTACAAGCGGTGAAAGAAGAAAGCAATAACACGAATATGGATAATCGTCTTATCTTTCAATCCTGTTGCAGCAGAAGTGTGTTAGCAGCGAAATTAAGCATCGTAGGCAAGGCTTGTGGTATCAAGCAACGCCTGTCCTATCACATGGCAAGACATACCTTCGGAACGATGTGTCTAAGTGCAGGTATTCCCATTGAGAGCATCGCCAAGATGATGGGACACACATCAATTGCAAGTACGCAGATTTATGCGCAGGTAACGGACTGCAAGATTTCGGAGGATATGGACAGACTCATCGCCAAACATCAGGAAAAGAACAAAGAGGATGATAAGGTAACGGTAAAGGAAACTATTACCATAGGGACAATGGCTATTGCCAACACAGGCAGAAACAAAAGCATGGAGGAAACGGCATGAATACGGAAGATGGAATAAAGACCAAGGCTGCAATCCGTCTGAACACGGGGCGCAGCTACTTCGAGTGGGGAAATGGTATGCAGGTTATCCGCAGTGGAAAAGGCGAAGTAGCCATGACCGAGGGCGAGCTTGCAAGGTTTTTCGGAGTTACATGGAGAAAAGTCAATGGCAGACTTCGGACGATAACCGAAGAATCCGTCCTGCATCCAGAAGAAAGGGGCGCAGACGAAAGGAAAATAGTCACAGATAAAGAGGTAAGGGGCTACGCACCGCTTTACCCACTACCGACAATCATCGCCCTTTCCTTCTTGCTTGACAGCGTAGAAGCCCACCTGTTCAGAAGGCATGTGTGCAGTGAGTTGATGCGTCCAAGGAACTCTGTTATTCCTATCATCATATATGACAGGGGTCTCAATAGCTGAATATGTACCAATCCTTTTTCTTTCACTGTTATCTTACTACATTACTACAATATGAGATAAACCGATGAAAGAAAAAGGATTACGTTGTTGTCAGTAGTTGCTTATGTGTGTTACTACGATATGACTACATAGAATAGAGTCAGAGAGGATTGTGAACTTTCGGATACGGCTATGTAGATAAGATTGACAAATACAAGAAGGTTTTTCTTAGCTGTCGTGCATATTCCTTGAAGGCAACAATTCTATTGCCACAAATAGTCATAATTATGGTTACTAAACATCTCATTTTCCCCTCGCTCAAAATATATTGTCTTAATAATGAAACCTTCCCTTGCTTTGGACATAGAATACGGAAAGAGAGATTGGTCTACAAATCCTATAGAGTTTACATATCTGCCCAGCGGAGTGTCTATGTATTTGTATTCCTGATGAAGCGACAACTTTTCTCTGCTGATTTGCCTGATGGTATCAATTATATGGAAACTTCTGTCATCAACCAAAAATGCAGAAACAGGCTTGCCTATTTTCCATTCAAAATCATAGACAAGTAAGGGTTTGGGAATGGACTTGTCGTAATAAAAAATTTGTTTTCCCTGCTCGTGGAGGTAGAAAACGGCATTTTTCTTGCCATTTACATAAACTTTCCTGTATTCGTCTCCCTTAATGATGGTGTCTTCCCTGACAGTATATAGATAAATCTGATAGAAAAAAGGACGGGAAGGGTCTGTCACTATTTCTCTCCATGAAGTGCCTTTAGGGTAATAGATGTACTCATATTCTTCCCTGTCGTTTCCACACCCGGAGAGACAAAGAAATTCCATGAGTCCCAAAAGCAATTCCAAAATAAGCAACATGACAGAGAGTCCCTTAGTCCTTATCATCGTCCCTAATTATTTTATGCGGAAACTATCTTTTATCGTATCCACCATGTCTAATTTCTCCCATGTAAACAATTCCACCTGAATGTTTTTTATTCCATGATACCTGCTTGTAAATGTTTTGTTCACAACTTCATTTTTCCGTCCCATGTGACCATAGGCTGCCGTTTCCGTGTACATCGGCTGGTTTAGTTTAAGCTGCCTTTCAATGGCTTTAGGGCGCAGGTCGAACATTTCAAAAATCTTCTGTGCAATTTCTCCGTCCGACATACCAACATTATTGTGTCCATATGTATCAACCGATACGCTGACAGGAGCAGCCACACCGATGGCATAAGCCAGCTGCACAAGAATTTCGTCCGCAACCCCTGCTGCTACCATATTTTTGGCAATATATCGTGCCATATAAGCAGCACTGCGATCTACCTTGCTTGGATCCTTTCCAGAGAAAGCACCTCCGCCATGTGCTCCTCGTCCCCCATATGTATCCACAATTATTTTTCGCCCAGTAAGCCCGGTATCCCCATGCGGACCTCCTATAACAAATTTTCCTGTTGGATTTACAAGATACTTTATGTTACTGTTGAACAGCTTTTGTATTTTGGAATCGCATTGGGAAAAGACACGAGGCATAAGAATGTTAATCACATCGTTCTTAATCTTGTCTAGCATCTTCTTGTCGTCCACGTCAAAATCGTCATGCTGAGTACTTACCACTATTGTGTCAATGTGCAGAGGCTTCTTGTCCTCTGTGTATTCTACCGTTACCTGACTTTTTGCATCGGGGCGTAAATAAGTCATTTCCTTGCCCTCCTTGCGTATGTCGGAGAGTGTTCTCATAATGAGATGTGC